GTATTGTTGCTCGGATGGCGTGCGTGGTCGTGGCGCAGCCATGACGTATCTGTCCCATAGTGCTTCCTTCCATTCCAAAGAACAGATCGCACCATCAAACCGTGGTATCAAACAGTTTCTAAGCTACTCTCTGCTCCTGCTGATCGTGTTGTATGATCTCGTTCCTCTGCCAATAGGCCACGGCTGGCGGTCTGCCGCCAAGAGCGGAATGGGGACGCTTGTGATTGTAGAACGCCATCCATTTCCTGATCCCGGCCTTGCCCGAACACGCGGGGTCACGCGAATGACGCTGGACGATTGGGGCAAACGGGATTTCTACACGGGCGAGCCTCCGGTCGGGCGGAGGAACCTGGCATGAACGTATCTGAACATTCCCGCACACGCGCCGGTTGGGCCGCTGACGAAAAGGCCTGGTCCGAGGTAGAGCATCTGACAACTTTCAGCGCCGCCACCCTCATTGAGCGGCTCAATTTTCCGGCGTCCCGGGCTCAAAAATATCTGAGACGCTGGAACGAAGAGGGGCGCACCGTGTGCTGCGGCACGTTGGACGACGGCAAGACACTGCTCTACCGCGTCGCGCCGGAACCCCCTGCGGCGCTGTCGCAGGGGGCCAAGCCTGCCACGACGTCTCAGGCGATCTGGACGGCCATCCGGCACCTGCGCAGGTTCACATCCACAGACATCCTGTTTGCCATTGGCACCATCCGCCCGGATCTGGAAGCCAAGGAGGTCCAGGCCTATTGCCAGTTCCTCTTCAAGGCCGGATTTCTGCGGGTGCTGAAAAAAGCGACGATGCGGACCGAGGCCATTTATGCCATCGCGCGTGATACCGGCCCGCTCGCACCGTATCAAAAACGCGTCCGGGTTCTCATAGACCCCAATGAGGGTTGCATCGCCTGGGTTCCGGAGGTTCCGGCATGAGCGAACGTCTGGATCTTGCCAGCGCTCATTGGTCGCCACTGCCCGATTGGGTAAAGGCGCTGGCCCGTGCCTGCGACGAAACCAGTCAGAACCAGGTCGCCCGCCGCCTGGGCTACAGCGCGCCTGTGGTCAGTCTTCTGATGCGCAATGCCTACAAGGGCGATCTGCGGCGCATCGAAGAGCTGGTCCGTGCCGAGTTGATGCAGGAGCGGCGCGATTGCCCTGCACTTGGCGAGATCCGGCTGACCGAATGTCTGCACCTCCAGGACCAGGCAATGCACCCCGGCAGCCCCAATCCCTTGCGCGCCAATATGCGCCGCGCCTGCAATGCCTGCCCGATATTCAGGAAGGAGGACGCGCCATGAGCGCCCATAACATCAACGGCGGAGATCTTGGCAAATGGAGCGAAGCCTCCATCGACTTTGGCAATCGCCTGATGGAGATCGCCAATGACGACCTCGAGCTGGCCAACATGATCGTTCAGGTGGCGATGAACATCATCGGCAATGCGGCCTTCCGCAACGGTTCGGACATCGAGGACGTGCTGGCCCGAGTGGTTCCAACGGCCTTTTGGCAGCTCCAACAGATGAAGGATGCCCGCCGTGAGGCCGAAGACGCAGCCACGAAAAAGGCGCGGATCAATTGAGCGCCCCTGCCGACACCCCGTTTGAAGAGACCGAGATGCTGCGCCTGGCGCGCCGCGCGGTCGGCAAGATCGACCGGATGGGCAAGCGTGGTGCGACGCTGATCACACTGGAAGAGACCCTGGCCATGGCGACCACACTGGCCTGCCTGGCGGGCGGGGCCGCGCCGCAGGTGGCCGCGACGGGCATGCAGAACCTCATTACCACCATGACGGCGGGCGCGACTGCAACCGATGCACAGCGCGAGGTGTTTCAGAACCTCGGTCTGGACGCCGAGGAGATGGCCGAGCGGATGCAAGTCGATGCGCAGGGCGCGATCTACGATGTGATGACCGCGCTGGCAGACCTGCCCGAATACACCCAGATCGCCGCGCTGACCCAGATCTTTGGCCGCGAGAGCGCCGATGCAATCGCACCGCTTCTGGCCAATCTCGGCCTGCTTGATCAGGCCTTCGGACTGGTTGCAGATCCCGCTGAGTATGCGGGCTCGATGCAGGAGGAGTTTCGTGTTCAGACCGAAACCACGGCCAATGCGCTTCGCATCACGATGAACTTCGTGCGGGCGATGTCGATTGCCGTCGGTTCGATCCTGCTGCCTGAGCTGAACGCGCTCTTCAAGATTACCCAGCCGATCATCACGTCGATTACCGATTGGGCGGCGGCGCACCCCGAGTTGATCCAGCTCATCGCGCGCACGGTGCTGGGGCTGCTGGCCTTCCGCGCCGCCTCCATCGCGCTCAGATGGGGGCTGTTATCGGCGCTTGTGCCGGTGCTTCAGCTCATTCGCGGCGGCTCCTGGATGATTGCCATGCTGCCCCGCCTGAGCGCGGCGCTGCTGGCGCTTCTGAACCCGCTGGCCTGGGTGCGCGGCGCGGTCTGGGCGATCCGCACGGCGTTCATCGCCTCGGGCATCGGGCTCCTGCTGGCGGGCATCGCCGCAGCAGGGCTCTGGATCTACAACAACTGGTCCGGTCTGAAGGTCTTCTTTGTCAATCTCTGGACGGCGTTCCGGGACGCGCTCGGCCCGGCCGCGCCGATCCTCGATGGCATTGTCGAATTGGTTCAGACGCTCTGGAACTGGATCAAGGACCTTCTGGGTCCGCTTGACGCGACCGAGGCCGAATGGGCGGCGTGGGGCACATCTGTCGGCGCGGTGCTGGGCGAAGCCACGGCCGCCGTCATCCGGTGGATTTCCGACAGCCAGGGTATGGTCGGCACCATCCTGAAAGTGATGGCCGTCTGGATTGCATTGCGCACGATCTGGCGCTTTCCAATGGCCCCGTTCCGCCTGGTGGCCAAGATCATCGGCTTTCTTCTGGTTGGACCGTTGCGGCTTTTGCTGCGCGCAATCGGTGGCCTTGGCACGGCCTTCCTCGGGTTCGGAACCACCGCCGGGACCGCCTTGGGCGGAGCCGTGGCCGCGTCCGAACTGGCGGTGACGCGGATGAACCGCTCCTTCAGCCGTTTGCGCCTCAATACATTCCTGGCGGGCATTCAGGGGGCCGTCCTGTTGTCGCAGGTGCCCGATGAATGGGAAGAGCAAAACGACTGGCGCGCCCGCAACGCCGAGAACATGGAGGGCACGTTCCGCAGCCTGCCGGGCATCAGCCAGTTGATGTCGGCCTATGAGGGTGTGTTTGAACGCATCTATGGCGCACCGCCCCCGACCCTCGCGGAAACCGACCAGCGCAATTCGGTCGAGTCCCTGACCGGTGCCGCTGCACGGGCGCAGAACCAGATCACCGATCTGGAACGGCAACGCGAGGTGCTTCAGGGTCAGATCGCGCAGATGCAGTCTATCGCGGCAGAACGCGGCATGGAAAACGATGCGACCTACCTGGCCAGCATCGGCGCATTGCGTGAGGAGCTGGCCCTGATCGAGACCGATCTGGATGCAACGCGTGCGCAGGCGGCAGAGACACAAGCCGCCTTGCAGGCAGTTGGCGAGGCCGATGTCAGGCCGGTCGTCAATGGCGAGTATATCGAGCGGGCGCTGGAAGCCGCGCAAGCGCTCGACCGGACGCTGGAGGGTTTGCCGCAGGAGACAGGGTCCACACCGCAATCCGGGCATCCCGGCCGGGACGCGGGCGGCCCGGTGCGCGCAGGCATGCCCTACCTTGTCGGCGAGCGTGGCCGGGAGATGTTCATCCCCGGCGTCTCTGGCTCCATCGTACCGACGCGGGTTATCCGCGCGGCGATGGCAGCCGCTGCGCTGAGCGCGCCGGTCGCCGCCGCTGCCGATACCGGGTTTCTGGAAACGCAGCTCGACCGCCGCCCGGCGCTCTCGGCCCCTGCGCAACAGTCGGTCAGCACCACTATCGAGGTCGGCCAGATCGTGATCAACGCGGCCCCCGGCATGGATCCGGCCGCAATTGGCCGCGAGGTGCGCCGCCAGCTGCAGGCGCTGCAGGATGACCGGCGCGGCGATTTACATGACGGGGTGGATTTCTGATGGCTGTGGGCATGGTGATGATGGCGCTCGGCGTCTTTCGGTTCGGGATCACCAGATCGTCCTATCAAAGCCTCAGCCGCAGCGCGGGCTATCGCTGGTCGAAAGCCGAGCGCGTGGGCCGCGCCCCTGCCATGCACTATGTCGGACCCGACGCCGACGAGGTCACCATCGAGGGCGTGATCTATCCGCATTTCAAGGGCGGGTTGCGCCAGATCGAGCTGATGCGCCTGCGCGCCGGGACCGGCAAGCCGATGATGATGGTCGATGGCCTGGGCTGGATCTGGAAGAAATGGGTGATCGTCAGGGTCGAGGAGAAAAAGAGCGTCTTCATGCGCGACGGCGCGCCCAAGAAGATCGAGTTTTCCGTCACCCTGCAAGCCTATGGGCGGGACCTGGCATGAACATCTACCGCAGCCGCCAGGGCGACATGCTCGATGCCATCTGCAAGGCGCATTACGGCAATGAGGACATGGTCGAACAGGTCTATGACGCCAATCCGCACCTGGCCGAGCTTGGCCCGATCCTGCCGATGGGTCTGGAGATCGTGCTGCCCGAACTGAGTGTCCAGACGGTGGCCCGCCCGATCCGGCTCTGGGGCAAGCGCGATGCAGGTTGATTTCCGGATCATCGCCAATGGCGACGATGTAACCGCGCTCCTGGCCGACCGCCTGCTGAGCCTCATAATTACCGATGAAGCGGGCACCAAATCTGACGGCGCAAAGATCGTCATCGATGACCGCGATTACCGTGTGGAGCTGCCGGAAACCGGGGCCGAGCTGGAGATCGCCATCGGCTTCAGGGAGACCGGCCTGATCGATATGGGCACATTCGTCGTCGATGAAGTGACCGGCGAAGGTCCGGTGGACCAGTTGACCATCCTCGCCAAAGCCAGCGACATGCGCGGCGGTATCCGGGCGCGGCGCACCCAAAACTGGGATGACGTCACACTGAACGATATCGTTGCCACCATTGCCGGGCGGCACGGCCTGACGCCCGCCGTGGCCCCTGCCCTGCGCGGCACCTTCTATGCCTATATCGCGCAGACCGCCGAAAGCGATCTGCATTTCCTGAGCCGCCTTGCCGCCGACATCGATGCCACCGCGAAACCGATCTCCGGCCGCCTGGTGGTGGTCGAACGCGGTCAGGGCCGCGACGCGGAGGGCAACGAGATCCCCGTCGTCACACTGGCCCGCACGGATCTCAACGAATGGACCTGGAAAGTGACCGGCCGGGGCCGCTACGGCACCGTCGAGGCCAACTGGTCCGAGCTGGGCAGCGCCACCGTCAACACGGTTACCGCAGGGAGCGAGGAACCTGTCCTGCGCCTGCGCCACCGCTATCCGAATGAGGAGGAGGCCCGCAGAGCCGCCGATGCCGCCCTGACCCGCTCCAGGCGCGCCAGCGGCACCATCGGCGGCTCGCTTGGTGGGTTCTATGGCGCGCTTCTGGCCGAGGGCAAGATCGACCTCGCGGGCGTCAAGCCGGAACTGGTGGGCGAGTGGAGCCTGACCCGCGTGGCACATGCGCTCGACCGCAATGGCCTGGTCACCAGTTTCGACGCCGAGCGCGACAATGAGGAGGATGACGCTTGAGAGAACTAATAGATGCTTCCCTTAAGCTGACGCGTACGGGCCTCAACCCGCTCAAATTGGAAATCGGTTTTGCATCGCGGGCACTGCCGAAACCCACTGTGCCCCTGAAGGATCGATTTACGTTTTTCCTCAACGCAAGGCGGGCACAGATAATGCAGGGGGTCATTGTTGCCGGCCGTTTCGCGCAAGCGATACACAATCGAACCGGCTGGCGTTTCCCAAAGCTCGTAGCGATCAAGCTCGGTCTGAAAAGCTTGGCGCTTTGCGAGATCCTCCTTCAGCGCCGTAAGCTGGAGCTTCAGGTCAGAATTCGCCATTTGCGCGTTTGCTATCTGCATAGTCAGCTCGCTCATCGCAAGTTTGATCTCCGCATCAGTCGCCGTCTCCGCTCGCTTGAAAAGTCGTTTGATCGTTTCGGCGGCTTTGGAAACTTTGCTGGTGGCACTGCCCGCGTCCCCGGCAAGATCGACAACGGCGTTCAAACTCTCGAGATCGAATTCCAAAATCTTCTCCGGCTGGAAACCGCCTTCCGGGATCGGAAGGCCAAGTTTGAGCATTCAGGCATGATTCTGCCGCCAAGGAAAGGCTCCAATTCCTGCACCCGCAGCGACAAAGAGGAAGAGACATGAACACTCCCCTTAAACTGGCCTTTTACAAGGGAAGGGGAACGGCCACCGACAGGCTGATCCGCACCGTCACGCGGTCGCAATTCAGCCATGTCGAGCTGGTGCTCGGGCCCGCCGTTTTAGGACAGGAAGCGAGATGCCTTTCCGCGTCGTATCGCGACGGCGGCGTGCGCTTCAAGATTATCCGTTTGACCCCCGGCAGATGGGTTCTGCGCGATGTGGGCGGCTGGGCAGACCCCGAGCGTGCCTGGAACCGCGCGGCCGTGCAGATCGGCGCGGATTATGACCTGATGGGCATCGCCCTGACCTTTGCCCTTCCGCTTCGGCGCGAGGCGCATGGCAAGTGGTTCTGCTCCGAGCTCTGCGCCGATGCGCTCGATCTTCCCCGCCCGCATACAATCGCACCAGGCGATCTCTTCGATTGGGTGCAGCGCATGAATGCAGCCTATCTCGCCGGTCGCGACCGCCGGCCCGGCACCTGACCGGGTGGCAGGTATCAAAGGCCGGTTCCTGATGTCGATCAACGACGTGCCCGAGATGCACGAGAAATTCGCCGGGTTCGAGCTGAGGCAGGTTTCGACCAACCATACCATCGGCACGAAGGCCGGGTCGCGGGGCCAGAGGGCGGAACTTTTGGTGGGGAATTTTTGCATGACGGAAAATAACGTGGAAGGCCGGACCGATCCGGGTCAGCCAGCAAAGGGGTGTTCGCACTGACTGCTGCCCGCGCGCGGACGGATCTGAAGGGGGCATCGGGTTGACTCTGCCTTTGCATCAGGCATTCAATCATCGCGTAAGTCACTGTAGTGCCTACCTGCCATCTACCGAGTAGCGCCACTGTACGAGATTTCATGTGTGGAATTGCAAGGGGGAATAAGGTCATGCACGTTGGAAATGAAACTGTAGAGCCGGTTGGTGATGAAGCTGTCGTCAATTCTACTACTGCAAACAGTCAGGTAAACTCTTCAATTACGACACTCAGTGATGGCCGATATGTGGTTACCTGGACTGACTTCAGCCAGACTGGTGACGATACGTCGGTGACCGCAATTCGTGGGCAGACCTTCAACGCAGACGGAACCGAATCCGGCGATGAATTCGTTGTGAATTCAACAACGGCAGAAGCTCAACTAGACCCGGAAATAACGGCTCTAGATGACGGTGGTTTTGTCGTTGTATGGACGGACTGGAGCCGAAGCGTGGATGACACGTCAGGTGGCGCAATTCGTGGACAGATATTTAGTACCGACGGCAGCAAATCCGGCGATGAATTTCTCGTAAACTCGACAACCGTTGGTACTCAGCAAGATGTCACGATCACAACTTTGACAGACGGTCGTTTTGTCGTGGCATGGGTGGATGGGAGCCGCGCGGCGGATGACACATCAGAAACCTCAATACGCGCGCAGGTTTTCGATGCAAATGGAACGGAATCCGGCGATGAATTCCTCGTCAACTCAACGACATCCAGTGTGCAGAGAGAACCCAAAATAGAGGCACTGAGTGACGGGCGCTTCGTTGTTGTGTGGACCGACTACAGCGAAACCGATGACGACACGTCTGGAACCGCAGTTCGTGCGCAGGTGTTCAACGCCGATGGCAGCCCCTTGGGCGACGAATTCGTGGTCAATAAAACCACCGCCGAGGATCAGTCCCAACCCGCGATCACCGCCCTGTCGGACGGGCGCTTTGTGGTGACCTGGACGGATTGGAGCCAAACCGGCGATGACACCTTTTGGAGTGCCGTCCGCGCGCAAGTGTTCAATGCCGATGGTAGCCCGTCAGGCAACGAGTTCGTGGTCAATTCATCCACAATACATAATCAGAACAGCCCCGCGATCACCGCCCTGTCAGACGGGCGCTTTGTGGTGACCTGGACCGACCATGCCGGAGAATTTAGCGGCAATGGCGATGATATATCCGACGCAGCCGTTCGCGCGCAAGTTTTCAATGCTGATGGCAGCCCCTCGGGCAATGAATTCCTGGTCAACTCGACCACCGCTAATGGTCAGTATGACCCCGCCATCACCGCCTTGTCTGACGGGCGCTTTGTGGTGACCTGGTCGGATGGGAGCCGAACCGGCGATGATACGTCCGATGTGGCAATCCGGGCGCAGATCTTTAATGTTGACGGAACACCCCTGCAAACTGCGGACGATATCTTTGAAACCGAAGGCAAGGCGGTGTTCTTCGCCAAGCTGGCCCATGCCGCCTATCACTTGGAAGACCGCGAACGGATTGGTGACAAGATCAACAATCTCAAGCCGGACGGAGAGGATGCCTATGACTACATCGCGGGTCAAATACGCCTGCTCACAAGCGCCGATTTGCCGGATCTCGCGGTCGAGGGCACAAACAGTGCGAAATTCCCAACGAAAGGCATTTCAAACGGGATCTACACCAAGCAAAATGCGGCGGCGCTGGTCGGCCGGTCAGACGATGCCCTGTTCATATCGTTTCGTGGAACCAACGATAATGAAGGATTCGCTGGAGGATTACTAAACACACCCGATGAGCGCGATTGGATAGGGAAAGACGACCATTTCATACTGTATCGCGAGTTTCTGCGAGCCATTGCTGATTATGTGAATGATCCGAGTAATGGGATAACAAAGATTTTTGTCGCTGGGCACAGCCTTGGTGCTGGCATGGTGGAAGCATTCATGGATGCGAACTCTGCAGTTCAAATCGAGGCGGTGACATTTGCAAATCCCGGTTTTGGAAATGACCTTTTCGACGGCGATTCAAGGATGACCGATTTTCTGATTGACGGAGATCCAATTGATGGATTGCTTGTAATCGGCGAAATCGAGGGCGAACGAAATATAATATACCATAACCTGGAGTTCAGCAGCGAACTCCACAGCATGACACTCTATACTCAATTCATGGAGTTCTTTCGGGAAAACGGAATTGGCCTGGACGAAATGAACAGCCCTTATCACGGCGTTGACTACGATTCTATTTATGCCGACGTATTTACAACGACCACTCAGACAACGGTTGGTGGAGTAACAACCACTGAAGTTACCTATGAAATTGGACGCGGCGGAACCACGATTTTGGGGGACAAAAAGGCGAACATAATCCTGGGCGGCAGTGGGCAGGATTGGCTCTTTGGGAACGGCGGCCAAGATCACATTAACGGCGGGGCCGGGCGTGACAAACTGAATGGAGGTAATCACGATGACTATTTGTATGGTGGCTCCGGAAACGACCTGCTTGTGGGGGGGCGCGGCAATGACGAACTCACCGGTGGCAAGGGGCGCGATATTTTAAAAGGTGGGGCCGGGTTTGATACATTCATTTTCAATTCTGTCGCCGAGACCAGCTCGGTCAGTAACCCCAACCGGGCCGACCGGATCAAAGATTTCGATATCGGCGGTGAGTCTGACACGATCGATCTTAAGCGCATCGACGCGGTCATAGGAACCGCCGGAAATCAGGCTTTTTCCTTTGTCGGAGCCGCTGGGTTCTCAGGCAATGCCGGCGAACTGCGCTACGAATATGTCGGCGGAAACACCATCGTCTCGGGTGACCGCGACGGCGACGGTAGTGCCGATTTCTCGATCATCGTTGAAGGGATTCACAGTATGCAGGCCGATGACTTCGTTCTTTAAAGCCAATAAGACGTTCCCGCTGGGCCCCAAACCCGCGTAAAAATCCCAAAAACGAGTTGCTGCAGATATCTCTGTCCCTGACTGCAGAAATAAGTGTCCCGCTACAACGCGGGCAATATCCCTCCTCCTGACTGCAAAACCTGACGTTCCATGTCAGAAAAAATGTAAATACCTTTCACATGACCTCTTGAAGCCCCCCGCCCGACGCCCCATCTGATGTAATGTAAACCGAATATACATTAACCCGACGGAGGACAAAATGACCGCAACCGCAACCGCAACCGACCCATCCGCACAAGGCTATCTTGCCCGCGCCGAGGGCTGGCTCGACAGCAAGGGCAAGGGGGCCTGGATCGCCGCAATGATCCTTGGTTTCATCCTCTTTTGGCCATTGGGCCTGGCCCTGCTTTTCTACATGATCTGGAGCAAAAACATGTTCAAATCGGGATGCAGCCATCGCATGAACCGCCGCACCACCTTCCGCAGCTCTGGCAACACGGCGTTTGACAGCTACAAGGCCGATACGCTGCGC